AAATAAAAAAAAATGTCTTCTGCCGGTGTCCCCCCCCCCCCCCCCCCCCCCCCATTTGGGGGGGGCGCCTTGGGACAAACTTGCGCGTTTATTTTGACTTTTGGCTTTGGCCGTACTTAAAAAAAACATCCCCGCCGCGGCGGGTTCCAAACTAAGTAAGCGAAAAGGAATGAGCGTATTGAAAAACAGGGAAAAAATCAAAAAGGCTTTGATAAGCGGCGTCTTGGCGGCATGCCTGATTTTTTCCCTTGTTTGGACGATACGCTCATTGTTTTTCAGGTCTTCGGCGATGGAAGCGGAAGTATCCACGCCGGGAATAACAGGGGGATTGTCAGATGATTACGAATACTACGTTGATTCAGACGGTAACATCTTCCTCGCCGATATGTACGGCGATGGGGATGGGGATGTTCATTATACAAATTCTGAGCGTCTGGCTCGAATAGATTACAGCCTGCAAATCATCGCCGGGGGTGTAATCCTCGCTATCTGCTCGGCGTTTACATGGTGGACGATATTGAAACCTCTGAAAAACTTTGTTAAAGGGGCTTTGTAAGCCTTTTTGAAATAAAAATATTAAGGAAAGGAGAATAGGGCATGTTTAAAGGAATAAAAAAGAACCGCAAAAAGGCGGCGAAAGTTTTCTCTATGGTGGCGCTGGTGATTGTGGTTGCAAGTGTAATGTCGCTGTTTGCGTTCGCTTCCATGGATAGTTACACATTGTCGGCTGAAATGCTGGAGCCTGTCCTTGAGGGTGCGGCGGCGAATGTAGGCGTAATTGTTCCGATAGGAATCGGTCTTTTTGTCATCATTCTCGGCGTAACCTTGATTCCGCTTGTTTTTAGCAAATTTAAGCGAGGTTAAAAGCGGCGGCAAGCGGGAACGCTTTTCACAAGGCGTTCCCGCTTGAACCTTTATTTCGAAGCTTTTAAGGAAAGGGTGTAAACAAGCATGATAAAAAGAAAAATAGCATGTACAGCACTATGCCTTGTCATATTCTTGCTTATGGCTTTTCCTGCGGGTGCAAATGCAAGCCCATTGACAATTCATAGGACGGAATTGCAATGGATAGAACAAGCCATATACGATATGGAACAATTGATGGTAGGCCGCTTGCCAACTGGTATTAGCTTGGATAATAGAATGGTATATTCGAGATTAGATAGAGAAAGTACAGGATCAGTATTGCAAGAAATCTATATATTATACTTCGACCGTCCGGTAATAGAAAATGGGGCAAGAATGATTTGCAACCTTATCCAACGCAATAAAAATACTGGTGAAATTCTGGAATTTAGGAACGGAACTGGGATTTATGTTAACGTTTTTAGTACATCTGCTGCAACGTTAATTACAGCTACAACTCCGGCCAGTTATGCAGTAGCAAATGTTTATAGTGGTGTTAGAGGGGGTTACCAAACCGTTGTTGGGTATATGAAAAATCACCAAACATATGAGGAGGGCCACTCTTTTAGGCAAATCATAACAGATATGACAACTGTAGATATTAACGATGATGGTTTTGAAAGCGGTACGTTAAAAGCTGGTTTAATACCATATGGCACAGTTTTTGCACCTGTTCCGCCCGTCAATTCTGCCGCGCTCCGCTCGCTACTTGTGACTGCTGACGTCATAACCGACATTGGCTACACCCCGCCGACATGGACACGGTTCGAAACCGCAAGATATGACGGTCACGCTGTAATCTCTTTAGAACCAAATTACACGCAGCTGCAAGTAAACGCCGCATATACCGAGCTCGACGGCTCAATGCAAGGGTTGACGCTGTCCTCGGTAATACCTCCGTATGTGCCACCGGGAGGCGGCGGGTATACTCCTCCGATTGGGGGAGCGTTCGACCCCAGCGGTAAAAATCTGATGACAGGTGAAATAATGGGTTATCTGCTTCCGGCATACAGAATCTTTATTGGTTATGTCATATCAGTAAATCCCATATTTATCGTGCTTTTAACAATTATGGTCGGGGTATGGATTTTACCGATAGCTATAGGACGGATATTTAAAAGATTAGGACGGTGAAACCATGAAACGCATGTTTACAAAAAGCTTTTGGAAAGGTAAGAAGCGGTTTGCCGTCATAGCTGTAATAACCGCTGCCGCTGTGGGCTTTAATATGACGGCAAGCGGCATGACGATAGCGAATTTCGATGATTACAACCCCCCTGACAGGCTCGGTATTGATTGGGGCGATTATCGCAGGACGGCAAATGCAAGTCAAGGTTACTCTGTAAACAACACAAGTACTGCGTTTCCTATATGGTCTGCCGAGTACCCATACCGCACTTTTTTACTCGGTGCGCGCCCGGTCAGCACAGCACAGCAACGCCACGTCGCGCATGCTTACGTTATTTACAGTAAGAAGCCGGCACTGGATATCATTGAGTTATCTTATGAATCCTCAGCGCGTTCCACCAGTAAAACCGGGTACATAAAAGCGGCGTTCCGTATGGCTGATTATGTCGGCAATGACGATATCCGCATTGTACATACATCTCTCGGCGATATGATCCCTGGAACGCTGACTGTACAATACCCCAGCAACATTGCAACGGCAACATTGCAACGGCAACATTGACAAACGGCTTGCTCTCTGAAACAAGGGGCGCAAGCACATGGTATTACTTCTACTTCGATTTTTATTATAGTTGTACTCACCGGACGGAACACGGTCAGAACACCCAGCTTTTAAATGTAACTGGATTGCAAAACGGCAATGTAATTCCGTATGCGTACAATCTGACGTGTCATGAGCACAGCGGCGGCGGTGCGGTCGGCGGTAACGGTGGAACAGACAATGGCGGTGGTAGTACTGGCGGCGGCAGTTGGTGGGATACTGGGGGCGGCAACAATTCGGGCGGCGGTTCGGGAGATATCAATATCAATTGGGGAGGCAGCAGGCCTCCACCGCCCGGAAGTAACAGCGGCTGGGGCAATGGTGATTATGGTACCGGAATAAACCCGGACGGAATTATCACCGTTCCCCCTGAACTGAATGTGCCTGACGATTGGCAAACGCCGCCTGTTGACAATTGGGACGGCGGGTTGAAAGGGGAATACAACCCGGATTTCCCTGAATATGTACCGGGGCCGGGGGATACCGGGGATAACGGTTCGGATTGGGATTTGCCGGCGTTTGATATGAATGCCGGGGTTGAGGGTGAAGCCGGGGGATTCAGGGAGATAAAGCCGGACGGTGAAACCGGGTTTATGGAGATTGCGCCGGAAATCACGCAGGGTGACGGCCTGCCGTTTGTGCCGGGCGGTGAAAGCGGCGTTGTTGCGCTTGAGCCCGATATTACACAGGGTGATGGTATACCGTTTTCATCGGGCGGTCAACATGGTTTGATTGACTTTATGAATCCATAGGGGGGAGTAAAATGTCATTTTTTCTGACGGCGAATAATTACGTGGTCTATGATACCAGCGTATGGACGGAAGCCGGGTATGCGATACAACGGTATATAGGCGCGGCGGCAACGGTAGGAATTTTAATGATGATACCGATATTTGGGTTCGGCTTAGTAGTAAGTATTATATTGCATTTCATGGGTAAAAGGAGATGAACCATGCAAAACGCTTGGTAATATTAATTTCCGTAATGCTCGTTGTTGTTTCCGTCCTTACGATGAGTGTTGCGGCTTCGGTCGGAACGAATAGTAACAGCGGCTTTTTCCTGTGGGATTTGCTTGACGGTATCGCCAGTTTCTTCCGCAATACGATAAACGCGATTGGACGCTTCTTTACAAGTTTGTTCCAGGTAATCGGAGAGGGGATAAACGCTTTGCTCCGAGGGCTTCAAAGACTGTTCATACCAAGCCGTGAATCGTTTGCAAGCTTCCGGGACGATATCCTGCAAACGTTCGACAAGAAATTCGGTTCTGTGTTTTCAGCTTTAAATTACCTGAACATGCGCTTTTCAGATTTACGTGCCCGGAATATGCGAAATGAATTTGTTGTAACATTCCCGCGCGAAAGCTTTTTTCATGGTATGCGGATAGACTTCTTGGCGGGTGGCATGGGCGTTTTGGGTTGGGCGCGCTTCGTAATCACAGGTCTCGTGTGCCTCGTGACGTTTCTGATCTGCTTACACAAAGTAACCAGTATGGCAAAAAGCTAGGTGATAGCATGATTATTGAAGCGATTTTAGCGGTCATAAAATTCATCGTGCTTGGCGTGATAAGTTTGTTGCCGACATTGCCGACAATACGGATTGATTACCTTGATGGCGTATTTCAAGCGTTAAGCGCGGCTGACATGGTTGTAGATGTGCGGGTGCTTGCGGCCTGCCTTGCGATTCTGTTCGTGTTTATGAACGCTAAACTTATTTGGTCGGTAATCATGTGGGTAGTCCGTAAAATACCGTTTTTGAATTAGGGGAGGACTAAATATGCTTGGGTATATCATTTTATGGGTATGTGTTTTTATTGTAACACTGATAGCAGACAAAAAATTCGACTTTATATGAGGTGGGAAAGTGTTTGGAGAATCCGCTTATGTGATACAGCCCAGCAGTTATGATTTTGGCCCGGTATTCAGGCATGTGTTGCAGCCTGTCGTAAATATCTTTTATTTCGCGCTGTTTTCGTCTTTGGCGATACTAAGTGCGATGTTCGTGTATGCGCTGCTGAAATACAGGTTGAATTTGTTTAAGTTGAACCCGCAGATTCTAAAGAGGAAACGCATCAAGTTTCAGCTTTTTGACTTTCTGCGCTGGTTTTACATTGATATGCATGCTCGCAAAGAACAAGGCCGGGAGTTTGACCAGTACGGCTTTACAATGTATTCCGGACGGCAGGGAGCTGGGAAGACCACGTCTATGGTTGAATACCTTGACCGGATGCGGAAGCTTTTCCCGAAAGCGAAAATTGTTACGAATTTCAAATACAAGTATGCCACGCACCAAATGGAAGATTGGCGTGATTTTTTTAAGATCCGCAACGGGACGGACGGCGTTATCTTTGCCATTGACGAAATTCACAGCGAGTTCAGCACGGCAAGCTCAAAGGATTTCCCGGAAGCGTTATTGTCGGAAATCAGCCAGCAGAGGAAACAGCGCATCAAGATTGTCGCGACGTCGCAAGTTTATGCGCGTGTGGCGAAGCCCATCCGGGAGCAGTGTTTTACCGTGGTTCAATGCGAGACGTTCCTTAACAGATGGACTTTCACCCGGGAATATGACGCTTATGAATATGAATTGAACGCAAATTCTGTACAGGTCAAAAAGAAAGTTTACGCTTTAAGCCGCCGTTCGTTCGTTCAAAGTGACGAGTTGCGGAAATCGTTCGATACATACGAAAAAATTGAACGCCTGAAAGGAAAGGAGTTTTTAACCCGCGCCGAAAACTTATATGCGATGGTAGGGACTTCAAGCTGACGCACGGACCCGCGCAGCACGGCAGGGGACTAGCCGAAGCGAAGCCGGAACGCATCCGGCGCGCAACCGGATTGCAACCGTCCGCACGCGCGGCTTGCCGCGCGCGGCGGGGCAACCGGTGCGCCCGGTGCGTGAAGCGAGCGAGGCGGCGCCCATCGATCGCGCTGGTTGTGACGGCAGCCGTCGGCCGGGATAAAAAGGAGCAAAAGGAACAAAATGGGAAAAGCCGTAGAATCGCATGGCAAGCGGATTAGGGATACTTGACGCGATGTCATAACTCGCTCATTTTTTT